ACATCGGCCATCGTGCGCGAATACGAAGCAAGGACTAAGGCGCTCGGAGTGAACGCCGACGAAGCCGCCCGCATCGGCGCAGGAATGAACGACGCTATCAAGGGAATGCGCCGCTCGTTCTCTGACGTGGTCACGGCCTTCGCGGCCCGAGTGATGCCGCAGATTACGATTGCAATTCAGGGCGTCACAAGATGGATCAACGAGAACGCGAACCTCATCCGCTCGTTTATCGAGCCTCTCGCCAAGGGCTTTAAAGTGGCGGGAGCTCTGATTACGGGCTTTATGGTATCCGTCGGCAAGATCGCAAAGGCGCTCGGCCGTCTTCCGCTTGTCGTGGGCGGCGTCGCGGTCGCATGGAAGGCATTTAATACGATTGTGTCCATGTCGCCGCTCGGCCGCGTCATCGCGCTGATTTCGGCAGCCTCTGCTGCCATCGGTTTGCTGATTGATGACTTCGAAGGATTCAAAGCCGGGAAGAACAGCTTTTTCGACTGGTCCGAGTTCATTGTGATGATGGATAAGGTCGAGAAGGCCATGGCGGGCGTCGTGGAGTTCGCCAAGTCCAACTTTAAAGTCATCGGCGACCAAGTGGCCGTCGTGGTCAATTTTATCCGCGGCTTATTCACGGGTGACTGGAGCGGATTTACTGCCGCTCTTGAAAACCTCAAGACGGACGCTGCGGCGCATCTTGAGCTCGTAAAAGGCATCTTCTCGGATGCGTGGGAAGCCGTGAAGAGCGGCTTTTCTTCTGCGCTCGATTCGATGCTTACGGCCTTTACGGACTGGTTTAACGGCATCATGGCCAAAATCAAGAACCTCGGGGCCGAGATGAAGGACGCAGTCAAAAACAAGGTGACGGGCGCGTGGGATTCGATCACAGGCTTCTTTACGGGCGGCAAGAACGAGGTCGCGCCTGACAAGAATATCGCGCCCTCTTCTGTTGCAAACAACCAGAAGACGACGAACAGCACGACGACGATTAACCAGACATTCAACGGCTTGGACAAGCAGGGAGCGCAGGACGTTGCGACCGCAACAATCGGACGCGAAGCCTACGCCACCGCAGGAGACTACTAAATGAGCATCGTACAGACTCAGGCGGTCGGGCTCGCAGGGACCCTCATCGGGAGCCTCCTGCGCATCAATCCTTCGCGAACGTTCTCCGACTTCTCGGACTTTGTCTCTATCTCAGAGTCGCACTCCGCGAGTGTCACTCCGACGCAGTATCCGATCGAAGACGGGACGCAGGGGACGGACCACATCGTCAAGAATCCTGATTCGCTCACGTGGGATGTGTTCTTTACCGAGCAAAGCAATCCGCAGGATACCTACGGAAGACTGCACGATTTGCTCACCTCGGGCGTGACATTCTCGGCTTCTACCGGGCTGATGACCTACGAGGACTTGGTGCTCACGGGGCTCTCGGCCACGACCGACTCGCACACGGGGCGGGTGCTGCGGTGCACTCTGACGATGCAGAAGGTCATCATCACTCAGGCCGTGACGACAACCCTTCCCGCGAGAGCAAATCAGAGCAATGCGAAGGTGACGGCCTCGACTGCGCAGACAGGAACGAAGCAGACAAAGACAGTCGAAAACACCGCCATGCAGGAAGCCTTCGGAGGACTTAAGAAGTGAGTCTCTTAGAAATACCTTTGAATCCTTACGGCGAGAGCTTCGACGTGGTCATCAACAACCGAAGCGTCACGATGCGCACGAAATGGAATGATGCGCTCGGTGTGTGGTGCCTTGACCTCGGCAACTCTTCGGACGACTGGCTTATTCGCAATCTCGCGCTTGTGACTGGCGATGACCTCCTCGGCCAATACAAGCACCTCGGCCTAGGCTTCGCGCTCTACGCTTATGTGGACGGAGGCGAAGGCGATCCTGATTCTGAAAACCTCGGGACCGACGGGCATCTTTACGCGGTGGCGGAATGAAAAACTTCGGACGAAAGCTCAATCTGTTAGTCGCAGACAAGGATAACCAGGGGCTCGACCTCTCAGGCTTCCGCGTGACCTTCGAAGTCGAGAAGACGGCGGCCGAGAAGCCCAACACCGCCAAAATCGAGATTTACAACCTCTCGCAGACGACCGCCTCGAGGCTCATCAACGGCGAGCTCACAAGGATCGTCTTGCAGGCCGGGTATGAAGAGAACAACGCCGTCATCTTTGACGGCAATCTCATCAGCACGAAGCAAATCCGAAACGGTGCGGACACGGTTCTCGCAATCGAAGCGGGAGACGGCGACAAAGCCTACAGCTTCGCATTGCTTAACGAAACCGTGGGCGCAGGATACGACTCTAAAGAGCTCGCAAACAAGGCCGTCGCACCGATGAAGCAGAACGGAGTGAAAGGCGCGACCGCGGACGACGTGACAAACGACACGAAGTACCCGCGCGGCCGAGTGCTCTTCGGAGCCGCAAGAAAGTACGCCCGCAACGTGGCGAGAACCACGGACTGCCAATGGAGCGTTCAGGACGGACAGGTCGTCTTTTGCAAGCGGACGGCAACGCTCGCAGGGCGCGAGGCTTTTCTCCTTCGCAGGGACACGGGGCTCGTCGGAGCGCCGACGGTGGACAAAGACGGGGTTACGGTCAAGTGCTGCTTAAATCCCTTGTTGAGGATTTACGACCCGCTCAAAATTGAGAGTGAATTTGTCACGGGCGCATACAAGATTCTGACCGTGAAGCATTCAGGCGACACGCACGGAAACGAGTGGGCGACGGAGTGCAAAGCGTGCGCTCTTGACCAGTCGACGAAAAAGACGACGAAAAGGTAATCATGCAGCAGTCAGAAAGAATACAGTCCGACGGCGACGCAAGGCAGTCCATCATCGACGAGGTGATGGGTCAGCTCCGCGTGGCCATGCCCGCCAAGGTCGTGTCGGTCGACCTCGGCCGTCAGGTCGTAAGCCTCAAGCCTTTGGTTCAGGCCAGAGTGCGAGGACAGGACGGAGCGATCACGCCGACCGACTACCCGGTTATTACCGAGTGCCCGATCGTCTTCCCGCGCGGCGGCGGTTTTGCGCTGACCTTCCCGATCAATGTCGGCGATGAGTGCCTTGCAATCTTTGAGGACTCGTGCATTGATTTTTGGTGGCAGAACGGAGGCGTGAGCAACCCGCAGGACGAGCGCCGCCATGACCTCTCCGACTGCGTCGCGCTTTTCGGGATTACGTCACAGCCTCGCAAGTTGCCTTCGGTTCAGGCCGACGCGATAGAGCTTCGGACAGAGTCTCGGAGCGACTACATATCGCTTCAGGGTTCGAACATCAACGTGAATATCTCGGGGACGGCCACAGTGAACGCCTCGAAGGCGGTCGTGAACTGCCCGACAAACCAAATTAACGGCAACGTGACGATCTCGGGCGCGACCGTCATTCAAGGCGGCCTTGCCGTCTCGGGAGGCTCAGGCGCGACCGTGACGGGAAGCCTCAAGACGACAGGCGATGTAGTCGCGGGCTCTGTCTCGTTGCAAGGTCATACGCACAGCGGCGTACAGACGGGCGGCGGCAATACGGGAACGCCTAACGCGTAAGGAGTTTTAATGCGGTACAGGAAACTCGATAAGGACGGCGACATGGTCTTCGGCCACAGCGCCAAAGACTTCTATCAGGACTCGGCCGAGGCGGTCGGCCAGAGCGTTCTGACTCGGCTTCGATTGTGGCGCGGCGAGTGGTATCTCGATACGTCGGACGGCACGCCCTACCTTCAGGAAATTCTCGGCAGGGGCAAGGAAGCCTCGGCCGTTCAGGCACTTTACAAGAGAGTGCGGGAGACGGAAGGAGTCGCGAACATCCTGAACTTTCAGGACAGCTACGACCCCGAGACGCGCAAGATGACCTTCGAGATTGAAATCGAAACAGACTACGGAGCAATTACCGTTTATGGCTAAAGCATTAAATGAGCTCGTCTACGTGGACGAGAGCGGCTTCTTCGTTGCCGACTACGCCGACTTTCTGGAGTACCACAAAGCGGCTTTTCGGAACATCTACGGACAGGACATAAATCTCGACAGCGACGCGCAGGACGGGCAATTAGTCGCGCACATTGCGCAGTCAGAGTACGACCTTGCGATTCAATGCGCCGCAGTTTTTAACAACTATTCGCCTTCGACCGCAAGGGGCGACGCGTTAAGCCGACAGGTCAAGATTAACGGCATCGCCAGACAGTCCGCGACAAACAGCACGGTGGATTTGACGATTACCGGGGACGCAGGGACTACCATCCTGAACGGTCAGGCGAGAGACTCGCAAAATGCGATTTGGCTGCTTCCTGCTTCTGTCACAATTCCGCTCTCGGGCGAGGTGACGGTCACGGCGACGGCCGAGGCCGAAGGCGCGGTTAGTGCTGAAGCAGGGACGATTACGCGCATCGCGACGCCGACCGAAGGATGGCTCGCAGTCACCAACAAGGCCAAGGCCACCGAAGGCCGAGACGCAGAAACCGACGCGGCCTTGAGAGCGCGGCAGGCTCTGAGCACCTCGCAACCGTCGCAAACTGTTGCGAACGGTATCTTAGGCGCTCTGCAAAAACTCGACGGCGTAACGCGTGCGACGGTGTACGAAAACGCCTCAGCGACAGCGGCGGAAATTCCTGCCTACTCTATCGCCGTGGTAGTCGAGGGCGGCGATGCTGACGAAATCGCAGAAGTTATCAAGAATCGGAAAACGCTAGGCGTTGCGACTCAAGGCACGACCTCTATTACAGTCGAAAACAGCGACGGCACGCGCTCAACAGTCAAATTCTATCGACCTACAGAAGTTAGGGTAAAAGTAACCGTCTATCTTGACCCGCTCGACGGCTACAGTAATCTGTATGAAAACGAGGTAAAAGAGCAGGTCTCGAATTACATCAACGGCCTGAGTTTTGGCGCAAAGATTTACCGCTCTAAGATTTTTGTTCCTGCGAACCTTGAGGACAACACGCACGACGATACCTACGATGTAACCGAGGTGACGCTTGCAACCGGTACTAATTCGCAGAAGGCGCAGAATCTGACACTTGCATTCAACGAGGTGCCTATTTGCGAGCTTGAGGACGTGGAGGTAG